CTTTGTTATCTTTCCCTCGTTCCTTCTGACCGGGGAAGACATCATGAATACACCCAGCGGCCACTCTATCCATCCGCCATCAGGCATCTGCAAGCAAAAGACTGGCTGAATCCTGTCGGTCAGCCAGTCTATGTCCTGCGCTTCGTTTTCGGTTATCTGGAACGAGGCCGTCCGCTTGATCTCGGCCTCGCTATCCATAGAGATCCGGGCAGAAGATATGTCGAGTTCTCCAATCTTGACACCGGCATAATTCAAGAGATCATGTCGAAACTTCACAATTCCGCGGCTTCCGCTGCGCCCGTGTAGCACATCCATGACCTGTTGCCTGGTGTATCCGCCTATTCCAAGTTCAAGCACGGCTACACCTCCATTTCTTCCTTGAAATCTACCTCGTTCACGGTGAAAGAAATAATATAGCCATAACGGTCATCGTCTATTGTCAACCCCGTCATGACACCGTACATCTTTCTACCTTTTGCGTCCCGATACAGCACCGTGGCATTGCGCTCATATAGGTCGATGAATTTCTCAACCTCCGCCCATGTCCGCAGGAAATACGTCATAGACCAACCGGCAGCTATGTGCTCGTCCGGTTCCCACACAGGACATTTGCGGCCGGAGTATTGGACGAACGAGCCACCAGGGTTGTTGGAATACGAACGTTTCGGCGGGCTATCCAGACTACGGGTAAATACAAAGATGTTGGTCAGGTCTGATACCAAAGCGATCTGCGCGTGCTTCAAATAAGGCTGAACGATTTTTTTATCACTGTCAGTGTATGCCTCGACGGCTGTCACAGACCTCACGAAATACCTATACTCAACGCCGCTTTTGACAGCATAATCCTTGAAGACACCTTCCTTTGCTTCGCCGATACAGATAAAGTCCTCGTTATTTTCTGAACGATATATGAGGGTTTTGGCAGTTGGGTTGCTGATAAATAGTTCTATACCGTGAGCGCTGGACTGTGCGGCTAATAAAGGTTTTGACGGCTTTGCCGTTACAATCGTGAACGTTCTCTCGCTCCAGTCTGAGTATAGTCCGAATTCATTTCTGATTCTGACACGCGCAGTGTATTGTCCGTCTTCCAGGAACGCTGTCACTTTGTAGTTTCGGGCTGACATACTTGGAACATCGCCGCTGTCAAATACAATCACATCATCGGCAAGGATCTGGATTCGGAAGAACTGCTGACCAAATGCCGACCATGAGATAACGGGGCGCGCTGTGTTTGTGGTTATACTCTGTACAAGCGGTAAGTCCGGCACACCCACGGCAAAGAACCCTTGGATGTCCGACCAATCGCTCCATTCCTCGTATTCGTTCATGCAAGCAATCCGCCAATACACGATACCAGGTGAGAATGTGCCTGCGGGCATATCGTAGTATGTGTTATTGGTCGTCTGTTCTACGGAATGCCAATTAACCTGATCCGTACTCCACTGAAGCTCGAAGGCATGCTGCTCCCCGCCAACAGAACTGTTGTACTGCCACGAGAAGCGGATCACTTCTCCGACACCCACATAGGAGCCCACGGGATCCATCGGTGTCGGCGGATCTGGAGGGACGTCTTCATACTCCACTATGAGTATAGGAGGATTGCTACTTTCACGGGAACCAAATATAATGATGCCGCTGTCATTGGCAACATTTTGCGCCAACCACCTGAACCATACTCCGCTGGTGGCAAATTTCGGGGATTGGATCATTTCAATAGGCAGTTCAAAGTCATCGAAATACTGGTCTTTTCCCACCCATAAGCCCCCGATTTCAACCTCATAGGTGTCCATCTCTGAATCTTCGGGCAGCCCAATGCGATCCCAGCGGGCTTCGGTTTCTACCCAGGTGCGATAGAAGTAGTCATTCTTTTCGGTGTCTTTCACAACCCGGAGGATAGCGTCGCTGCCGTTTACATTTTCTATCGCATAGAGATTTAGCTTCATAGCGGTATATCTTTTCCGCAGAGGCAACTGGGACATATCAAACCTGAGGAGCGCATATTGCCTGTTTTGGCCTTGCCTTCCGCTGATGATACGGTCAGAGGTGCCGTAGTTCACACTTTTCGATGCTTCGTTTATATATGTATCTGCCACGCAAGGCAGATTAACTATGTGTGCCATTATGCCATCGCCACCCTTCCGGCTCTTGATTTTTGCTTGGCCTGTTTCACTACATTTACCAGCTTGTATACTTCATCAACTTCTGACATGTTGACATTGAGAATGATAGTATCACCAGTGCCGCGCCTATTCTCTTCGGCCGTAAGCACGCGTTCGCCCCGATGAAGTTCGGCTATATACCCGTCATATGGCACATAGTCGAGGCCGTCCTTATGACTGCCGGAGACATAGCGGTACTGAGGAGCCCTGGCCTGGGTGCTGGTTACGGTTCCTTGCATTTGGCCTATACTCTGGCCGATACTGGCCATCGTGCGCTCTACTTCGCCGCCCTTACCTACCAGAGCCGAAATGACAGCCACTAGGGCAATAAGTGCTACGACCACACCCATAACAATAGCGGTTGTTTTGAGAGTTGCGATGTCAAAAGCCTTGAATGTATCGGTTATGCTTTTAATCCCACGAGCCACCGTGATTGCTACAGCCGCAATGCTGCCGATGATGGCTACGGTTGCGATGATTTTAGGGTCAATCTTGTTCAGAGTCTCAAACAGGGATGTCAGGACGGGCAACATTACCATGGCGATACTCTGCTTAAAGGTCTGGGTCTGGTTCTTGAAGCGCTGCATTGCGTCATCGAGAGCTCCAAGCGATTCCAGCGCCTCTTCATCCATTACATACCCCATGCGCTCCGCCTCGTCGCCCAGTTCTTTGAGTGCGCTGCTACCGGCCTCAATGAGCGGGTTCAGCTCACGAGCCGAACGTCCGAAAATCTGCATGGCCAGTGCGTCACGCTCAGTTTCGTTACGAACCTTACCGAGAGCATCTATTACCTGATAGAATAGGGTTTCGCTGTCCTTGAGCTGCCCTTGGGAATCGCGAATATTGACACGGAGTTTTCGGAACGCGTCCGCCGCATCCCCTGTACCCTTCTGCGCCTGATTCAGCGACCGAATCATGCGGGACATAGATCCCGTGATTGTTTCAGTGGAAACGTCCAGGAGCTCCGAAGCATAGTTCATCTTTTGGATTGTATCGGTGGCAAGACCGGACGTGGATGCAAGTGTCAGGATTTCATCGGCCGCTTTCGCGGTCTCCACTGTCGCATTAGCAAAGCCCTTGATGAGTCCAGCAACCGCCCCAACAAGGGCAAGCGTGGATGCTTTGGTATTGTCCAGAGCACGGATGGCTTTGTCGGCGCCGGCGGGCAGATTGATGCCGAGCTTGTTGGCCAAATCAGCAATGATGTTGCCGATGTCCTTGGTTTTGTCCCTGACCTCATCCTCTGCAAGTCCAAACTTCTCCATATCCTTCTGAGCCTGCTTCAAGGCTTCAGAATTGTCTTTGAGTTCCTTTTCTACCTGAATGAGCTCGGCCTCGGCAAGGTTCAGGCTTTGCTGCCATTTCAGGGTCTTGGTGTCGGTTTCGCCGTATTGAACCTTGGCATTTTCCAGGGCCTTGCGGAGGGTTTCAACCTTCTCGCGCTGCTGGTCGAGTTTTTTCTGCAAGGCCTCGTTTTTAGCAGTTAACCCGGCAACAGAATCAGCATTTTCTGAATACCTTGCGGTAACCAGCTTCAGTTCGGAGGCCGTCGTTTTTAAGCCAGTATTTATCTGTGAAAGGGCTTGCCGAAACTCGCGTTCACCAGCAAGCTCAACTTTTGCTCCGATATTAGTTGCCATATCAAATCACATCCTCAGGGATTAATAAATCAGGACTTGAAGGCTTATCTAATCCCATTAAAATTCGATAGTCTTTGTATCGCTCATCGATTTCCCTTATTGTTTTTCTGCCTGCTTCCTTTTCGGATAGATTAAGTAGCGCCGTTCCAATATTCCGCATCCGGACAACAAGCGGCCGCACATTATCTATTACTTGCTCTGCTTCGTCCCAGTCATCTTCTTCTGCGCGGCCGCTCGCAAGTTTTTTTCAACTTCCTCAACTTCCTGAACCTTATCCTGCGGCAGGCCATCAAGCATGGCTTCGCGGACTTTGTTTGTGAACTCGGTAATTTTGTTAATGCCAGCGAGAAGTCTTCCAAGGTGTTTCTCGTCTTGGATCAGAGACTTCTTTGCATCAGGGTGGTCCTCATTCCACATCTCAGTAGCCTCGTTGATCATCAGTAGGCCAATCTCTTTCGCGGCTTTGATATTTGAAAATGCGTTCAGTATGTCATCCATGTTCTGGTACTTTTCGATGCAAGCCTCAAGCACATTGAGGTTGAAAATCATGTGCCGCTCGGTGTCGAGCGTGATAGGAATGCCGTATTTGCCCATAATAAAAAGGGCAGGATAAACCTGCCCCATCCACCTCCCTTTGATTATTCACCGGCACCTATGTTCAGCCTCTTATTAAGCCAGGCCTTGGCCTGTGCGAGTGTATCCGCTGTGATCTCTTCCTTCCAAACTTCATCAACTCGCCTCATGATTTTGCCTTCGATGCCGGGGGTCTGCCAGGAAATGCTCTCGCCCTTTGACTGAGCACTCTCATTAGGTTCCGCAAACTGAACCTTTGCAAAGAGTATAGCGCGATATTTCCTGACGTTGTTTTTCACCTTCGGAACTATGAACCCGAAACCAAAATAGCCGGGCATATCCTGGGTGGCGCTCTTGAGTACACTTACAGTGGTTTCCCCATCAATGGTCTCTTCCTCAATTTCGCTCCCAAGCCATTCAGCTTTTACTTCATCGGACAGATCGTCCGGCGTGAAGTTAAGTGTGCCATCAATGAACTCTCTGACCCTTTCGGCTATTCCGTCATCGGCATATAAAGGCGCATCGGCGATATTCAGGCTCATTTCAACGCTGATCGCCTTTGCCGCTACCTTCCCGGTGCCGTATATATATGTGCCAGCCGCTTCATCCTCAACAAGAGGCGCATATACAGGATATCTCAAGCCTATCTGTGCCAAATCTTATCACTCCTTTCATTCTGCATATATCTTCAGGTCCATATCAATGGATCTGCCCATCTCTTCTAGGACTCGTTTCTTTGCTCGGTTTACCGCCGGGCGCATAAAAGGCTTCTTTGGCTGCCGGGATGTACCGGATTCCATCGCCCGGGCTTTTAGTGCGTTGGGAACGCCTTTTCGGTCATACCCGGAGAAACCGACCTTCGCATTATAAACCCCGTTTTTATCCACGCCGACAGGTGTGACACCTAGGGAATCAAGCAAATCACCGGTGGAGTATTTAGAGCCTTGGAGGTTCTTCTCCAACCCCTTCCTGACCTCATCAGCCAAGGGGCTGACGCCCGCTTTCACGGCCCGCTTCGCAACCTCGGGCATCTTGGGACCGAGCGATGATAGCTTCTGGATGTACTCATCCAGTCCTTTGACTGCCATCTTAGCCATCGTCATCCACCTCCTCGGCGCCGTCAATCTCGAACGCCCATTCATAGTGAATATAGCCAGTATCCTGCTCATACTGGACGGAGTTGAGCTGCCATGCAAGGCTGTCATCGGTGCCAAGTGCATCCTCAATTTGCTGCACGACTGGGTCATCCTCGGTTTTCGTGAAGTAGTCGATTGTCCCAGTTAGGGCCCTCTCGACCTTCTGGCCATCTGCATGAACTGCGTCGCCCTCACCGTCCTCGGCCCACACAATGTATGAGCCGGTCTGGCCGGTGGCGAAATAGTGAAAGACAGGTGGACCAATAGTGAGCAACAAATCTCTAAGATCCTGCAATGTCATAGGCCACCTCCAATCTCTGTAGAGACAAATCCATTACTGGCGGATCCACATCCTCGGGGTATTGTATCTGCACGATGCGATATTGTTCGCCATCTACAGGAATAACAACATCGTGCAAAGATACGTTTCGGAGCTGCGGCATCCTCAATACAAGGTCAATCCTTGCCTGTGTCTGCATCGCCGCCCAGTACCGGCTCATACCCACCGTGCGCTCTTTGTACCGCAGATAAGCAACTTTGAGTTGCAGCCCGTCTTTTGGCATTCCGCCTGGAGGCGCTATGTTGCCCACGGAATATATGTTTGCGACGCCGTCATTAAATGTCTGAGTTTTCAGCAACATAGTCCTTCACCTCCTGCTGAATCTGGAGTGACAGGAGCTCATGCTGATAGTTGATCGCGAACTCGTCCAATGCATTGGAGCGCACATATCGGCAGTAATCAAAAAGCAGCTCCCGCGGCTTGTCCTCAACGGTATAGTCGAGCTCTGCGCCAGCAACCGAATTGATATATTTGATTCCCCGGGCGATAATGCCGGAGAGTTTCTCATCTCCGGCAGGATCTTCCCAGGTTATATCAAGGTAATTTCGGACTGCCGTCAGCAGTCCTTCCGGCAGTGCCGACATGATATCACCTACTTCTTGTTTTTCTTTGTTGTTGATTTCTTTGTTACAGGCTTTGTCGGTTCTTTTGGCTCGCCAATTGCCTGAACAAAAGGGCCAGAAGCGGCCGAGGTTAATTCCTCGTACCGCTCCTGGGTTACTTCAATGTCCTGTCCAGGGTTGTATATCACCTTTGTGCGTTTGTCCTTAAAGGGTCTTACAACTTTTACTCTCATATTGCACCACCTTAGGTAATCTGTGTGTAGGTGATAACGAGTACATAAGCTTCCTGCTCGACAGAGTCAACCGTGGAAGTGATGGTGATTACGTTTACACCGGCGACGAGGGTCAGGCTGTATGCACCAGCAGATTCACTCACGGTGGTTGAGCCGTTCTTCACCACGATGGTTGCGTTCGGGTCTTTAGCGGTCACGGTCAGGGATGCTGTATCGTTGTCTCCACCGACAGAAACATCAGCGATATCTGCATAGTAAGCATGTACATTTTCGTTAAACACGCCTATGTTGACAGCCCGGTTCTTCTCGTCCTTAAGGCTGATAGCAGACAGGCGGGCATCAACATAGTCAGCAACGCGCACGATCGGAGCGACTGCCTTGATGTTGGATATATCGAGATACAGGAAGCTGGTGTTATCCAGCGGTCTGCCGGTACCATACAGCTTAATCAGGTAGTACCTCTCATCCTCAAGGAATTTGTACTCATCGGAGTATTCGATCCTGCCATCCTTGCCAGTTCCCAGCACTGCGAGATAGCGCTTAGCGATTCCGAGGATTGCCTTGCCCTGAGTGACATAAGCGCTCTGGACAACTTTGGTCGGGAACGGGAAAATATCCTTCACATACCCGCCCTGCGGAGTCTTGTATGTGGTGGCCGGGAATACCTTTGTCAGATAGTCCACAGGATTGACCACAAGCAGCACTTCAGTTATAACCCTGTTCAGCCCATTCGGCCCTACAGCCAGCTGAGAGATAAGGCCGCCATAACTCTCAGGCGAAAAATCGCTTACAGGAATTGCGGCTTTATCGGCATATCCAGTAGCAACATTGTAATTTGTTAAGTCCTTAATCATTCCGATAGGCTCGTAGATGTAGTCGTCAGGGTCAGCTGCGCCCTCAGCTACGCCACGGCCATTGATGATTCCATCTTCAAGACCGTTTGCCAGTGCTTCATAAAGGATTGTCCTTACATAGCGATCAAGCCATTCGGGTCCGAGATCCA